ATCTTCTATGTCTTCATTTAACTGTCTACTATTAGAAGTTAATTTATTTTCTATTAAGAATTTTCTAAGGTCAAAAGTATCTTTCATTCTGTTAGATATTAGGTGTGAATACTGACTGTTTAGGCTCTAATGGTGTTTCATCGATTTCTCCTCTTTCTCGGGCTGCATCGATTTCTGCTCTAGATATTGTTCTTACTTTAGGTTGATCTAAACCTTTAGTAAATCCTTGCTTAGTAACAGGTCTTAAATCTTTCATGAATGCTGCCTCAATAGCAGGTGCTAAAAAGCCTCCTACTTTAAGTCCTTCTTCATTTCTGATTTCTCCTAATGTGTCGTACACCTTTTGTATTTTATCTCTAGTCTTATCGTAATAAGCTTCAATGTCTGATACTATATTTTCTAAGTCTAAGATAGCTCCTTTCATTCCTTCAAAGCCTGCATAGTCGTCTGCTATTCTAGCTAACTCTTGAGTAGCTGCTTCATTGATTACTTGCTCTTCTAGTACTTTAGAAATAATAGCTTTTAGGTTTTCTCTAATAACTCCGTCTTTACCCGTTGCTTTTTTAGTAGCAGCATTTTCATACATTCCTTCTAAATCTTCTTCATCCATCTGATTACCTTTCAAGTCGATAGCATATCCATATCCTTCTTTAGGTTTATCTCCGTCTCCATAATCGCTATAAACTCCTCCTGAAATAAAATATCCGTTAGGGTACTTCTCAATAGATTCTATTCTACCGTCATCATTAGGATCGAAATCTCCTATTTCGTATGTTTTACCGCCGACTGTAAGTTTCTTTAACTTTTTAGGTTTGAATGAAGATTTACCGTCTTCAGGACGTCCAGCTTTAGCAGCTTGAAATTGTTTATCTTGTAAGTCAGAAACTTTTTGAGTTTTACCTGCGTTTCTATCTTCTACTGTATCGTTTAGCTCAACTCCAAAAATAGAACCATTTTCTCTGTATTTTATCTCAGCTTTATCTAAACCTACTTTTTTAGCTAAGGCTAATAACTCTTCCGCATTTTTCTTTTCTTCTTCTTCTGAGTTTCCTGGTACGGTCATCGCTTCGTTTACTGCTTTACCCGTAGCTGTTTTGATGGCTTTATCTTTAGCAGCCATATAATCATCCCCATCGATGTCTCCATCTCCGTCGTGATCTTTTCCTTTAGCTTCATTCGGTCCATGCAAAATATCGACACCAAAGTTGTAATGGTCACCTATAGCATAAACTACTTCTTCTGCTTCCTCAGCTTCTGTAGTGTCGTTTTCTGCTGCTCTATCTTCTATTAACGAAATAAACTCCTGTAATCCTCCTACTCTCTCATTAACTACTGCTCCGCTTCTTGGAACATAGTTATCATCTCTTTCTCTTACTGGAAATGCTCCTTCAAAGATATCAGACATAGTATTCTTAATCTCTTTTCTAAACATCTTTAGGTGGTCTAAAGCTCTTCCTTTATCACCATCTTTTACTGCATCAATAACATCACCTAAGTGAGCATTCTCTCTATGGTAGTTTACGTCTTCAAAAGAATCGTAAATTGATTGCATTGTATCAATAGGAGTATTGATCCTAATTTTAAGACCTGCTTTAAGCATACCTTCATAATCAAAATCAGTAGTAAACATATCACCAGGTTTATATTCATGTGGACGTTCGTCCATACTTCCTGGTTTATAATTTTTGATAGCATCCATTGTTGCATCATCCATTACCTCTTCTACTTCTTCTTCGTCAGATTGAGTTCTTAATCTGCTTTTATCTCTGCCTTTAAATCTAGAAGGTTCAGAGTCGATTTTAGGTCTACCCATTGTATCAACAGCTAACTCATTTGCATCAGCTTCCATAAAGTCAGAAGGGTGTTCGTAGTTAACTGAGAAGAACTCGTCAAATTCGTCTAATATAGCTTGATCGTCGCGTAGATTGATAATGTCTTCGTAATGTGTTTTTATAAACTCTACTGCAACGGAGTTAGGAACAGATTTCTCTCTTTTTACTAAGTCGATTACCTGTCTTACTATTTCTTTTTTGTCTTCGTAAGGATCTAAAGTAGGATCTACGTCTTCTTTTAGAGTAGCTTTCTTCATATCATTAAAAGTATCTTTTTCTAAAGCACCTCTTTTGGTTTGTTTCATCTTGTCGTGTTTATCTACTTTAGATGATTCACCTGACATAAGATTAAGGTAGTGGTTTTGATCTTTTTGTAAATTAGAAATAGCTTTTCTTTTAGCGGATATATAATCCTCTTTAGATACAGTACCTGTGGAATCGATACCTGCTGCTTCTAACTCAATATCAATGCCTCTTTCAATAACATTAATAGAAAAGTTATCTGCTAATGCTTCGATATCTTTTTTAGGTGATTCTTTTTTCTCGAAAATCATAGATTTAGATTTCAAGATCGATACGGAGTCCTTATATCCATTCCACTGTGTGATATACTGAGGGAAGGCTTGTCTCATCTGGCGAACGAATTCTGCCTCAGATAACTTGCCTTCTAGGACTGCATGATATTTTTCAGTTGCTGTCATTGTTTATACTTCTTTGTATCCTTGTTTCTTTAATGTTTTTTTAGCTCTCTTAGCATTACCGAATGCAAACGGTGTTGCATATGTTTCACCTGTTCCTGGGGTAAATGTTGCAGTACCGCCAGTTACGTTTGCTTCATCTAATACTTCTTTTACTAATGCTATTAGTTGCGATCTTTTCATTATAGAGATTTTAACTCGTTAACTAAATCGTAATACTGCATTAGATTTACTAAATGGTTATCACTAATCTTTTCTGTCTTTTTTAAAGGCACAATAGCTTTAGCAACTTCCTCTAATTTAATTTTAACAACCTCGTCTTTGACTTTTGATGATAACTTTTTTACTTCTGTGGATAGTTTAGTTAATTCTTCATTAACTACATTGCGTAAACGTGTGTTAGAGTTTACAGAAGTAATAAACTCTTTTAATATATTTTTTTGTTCTGGTAGAAGGTCTTTATAGCTGTCGTTAAACTTCTCCAGTAATATTTTAAAAGTTAACATTCTTAGGTCTTTATCATACTTCGAATACTCTTCTATTAAGGTATCCTTTACGCTTTCCTCGTTTTGCGTTTTCGCAGTAAGGTGCTCTAAGATGGTTAACTTATTATCTACTAAATACTGTGGGTCAACTAGCTCCATATTGTTCTGTGCTTCTAATAAGCAATACAGTGCAGCTAGTGCTTTATAATCTCTAACTTGAATACCAAAAAATTCATCTAAGTCATAGTGTTTTTTGATTTCTGAGATTAGTTTATATTTTTGATTTTTTAATAGTGTCTGATCGATTTTTCTCGATACTTCAGTAACGGTAGAAACAATAGCTTCAGCTTTGTTTTGTGATATTCCGCTTGCTTTTAGAACTAAACTATATAACTTGTGTTCTTTAGCTAATGAAGATTTGTTTGCAAAATACTCTTTTATAATACTAATAGCCGGGGACTCTTTTTTAGATAGGGTGTCCGCAGCTATTTGCTTAACTAATAGTTCGAATATTAGTCCAGTATTTCTATACTTAGAATGCTTTATTTTCATTATACACGTTTACTATTATAAATATGCACTACTTACCTAAATCTTTAATATTGTCTTCACTTAAAAGATTAGAATCTGTATCGTCGGTGCTTTTCTTAAAGACGATCTGCTTTAAAAAACCTTTATTCTGTTGAAGAACGGTTTTAGCTTTAGTTTCATTAACGTTATCTGCATCGCTCGGGAAGCCACCTTTCATTCCATGTTGACCTAAAGGATCTCTACCTCCTAATGCATCAGTAGTGCCGTAAACAGAAGCTTTCTCAGTAGGTCTTCCTCCTTCTGGGCCTGGTTCTCCCCATTCGGGTATTTCTTCGTATCCTTTTGGTACATCGCCTGCTCCTCCGCCTTTAGGTGTAGCTACAGATCTTCTACCGTACATAGATGCTAAATCATGAGGAGTACCGTATGTAGTACCTGATATTGCAGGGTCATTACCTTCTCCTTCTATTTGTGCTCTTCTAAATCTACGTTTTTCATCTTCTATCATTAGATCTCTCATTTCCATATAAGAATCTTCTGATAGGTCGAATATGTTTTCATAGATATAATCTGATGAGAATAACTTAGAATCTTGCATTTGAGAAGCTAAATCTACTTTTTCTTTAAGTAAGGCTATTTTCTCTTGTTCAAAGATAATAGATGGGGTAGTTAACTTAATTTCAAAATTAGTTAAACTTTCTCCTGTGAAACCTTGAGTGTATAAGTGAACCAGAGCAATCTTAGTTAACTCTGATTCCATGATCTTTTGTATTCTTTCTACTGTTCTTGCAAATCTAATGTCTTCTGCTGCAAGTGTTGCTTTACCGCTTAAGTCACCTTCGTAGCCAAAGTATGCTTTAGGTATCTTTAATGCAGCAAATAACTTAGCTTGTAAGTATTGAACGTCAGTAGTACCGTCGTAATCTAGTCCTTTTGTAGTCTCAATACGAGTAGAAGTATCACCACCTCGAACTGGTAGATAGAAGTCTTCCATGATATTCTGCATGTTGAACTTCAAGTTATATTGACCTGTTTGAGGATCAACATAAGGAGTCTTTTTCATGCTATTGATAGTAGTCTGCATAAACTGCTCTACTTCATTAGGAGGAATAGATCCTACGTTAATATAGAACATTCTCTTCTCAGGTGCTCTCATTATACGATGAATTAACATCGCATCTTCCATTAACGTTGTTTGTTTAAATATCTTTCTAGCAGGCTCTAAATAAGATCTACCGTAGGGTAGATAGTGTACATCAGATATTAATCTGAAGTGAGCCATCTCATAATTGTCTATTCTTATTCTAGATGTTTGTTTCTTGTTTGGTAAGTAATTAGTATCAGTAGATGCTGCTATACCTTCTGGATCTAATTCAAATTCAACTTTATGAGGGTTATCTGGATCGTGTCCTTCCATTCTAGCGATATGGTAAACAGTGTAAGGTAGTACGTTGTAAACTCCATACTTCTCAGCTATCTCTAACTTTAAGAAGAAGTCGCCGTACTTACACATCTGTCTAGTCCAAGACCATAAGTTAAACTCAATATTTAATACATCATAAAATAAGTTGTAAAGTACCCTTTGTATATTTTCATCTGAGGATTTAATTGATAGTACCTCATTTTGATCGTTCTTAACAGACGCTTCATCTGCAATAACATCTAATGCAGAAGCAATAATTGGATCAGTATCCATAGCTTCATAATCAGAGTATAGCTGAACCCTTAAGGTCTGATAGTTTAGATTAGGGTTAAATATATTGGCTTTGTTGTAGGTATATAAACGAGTAAACCTATCCATTAGTGAATTGGTCTGATATCTACCTGTAGTTTGAATAGAGTTAATATCGGCTACCTTAAGTTGAGTACCCCCAACATTACGTATGACTACGTCGTTTGAAAATAGTCTCTGTAATCTGCCGAATAATGATTTATCTGCCATCGATTAATATATTTTTATATAAATAGTCTACTTTAAAAGCCAAGAGATATCCTCTGTGGTTTGACCATTATCTATAATATACGGATTATTTTGCTGGTTTCCAACTGATTTAATGACTGCTTTATTTTTAGAATTAAGATTAGTAAAAGATGATAGCTGTGCTCTAGCTAGGTCCATACCCTGTTGTCTTAATCTAAGTGCTGTGTCTCTTACATACAGTGCAGTTGCACAGGATATTATAAGGTCATCGTTGTATCTGTCTTGAGCTTGTGCTTTACCGTTTTTCCAAACGAATACTCTCATCTCACCTAGTAATCTTTTTGATTGTATAGTTGCGGAATGTTCTCTAATATACTCAATCATCTTAGCTATTACTAAAGGTCTAGTTCTAGCCGACATAGTAAACCCAGGAACTAATTGATCTCTCTCCCACTTAGACATATATGATTCGACTGTATCTAAATGGTTTTTAGGTGAGTAATATAAATTTCTATACTCCCTTTCTAATACCTGTTCTATTGTAGCCCATCCTATATTTGCGTTTTCAACAACTAATAATGCTTCATTATACTCTGAAGCTATTCCGACAAGCATATTACCAAAGTCTCTTGGTGCTATCTTACCTTTGTACTCTGCTACTTGTACAGCATTTTCTATGTCAAATATATGAAAAGCAGAATAATCCTGTCCATCACCTCTAGCGACGTCAGCTACGACCATATATGATTTACCGTAGTCTACTCCTTCCCATACCCATAAGTTACTGTCTACTCCTCTTCTTTCCATTGGATCTTTGAGATATGTCTGCTCATAGAATAGCATATCATCTGTTTCAAACACAGTATCTCCGGAAGCTAAGAAGTCACAGTCACATTCCTGTCCTGCCATCTTAGGTCCTAAGTCTGCATCTTGTTGATCTCTCCATGATTGATCCCTTTCAGGGTGTACTGACCAAGGAAGTCTGATGGGTAGAAATGAATTCTCTCCTGTTTCAGCTCTTTCCCATGTTTGGTGGAACCAGTTACCAATACCGTTAGGAGTTGATAATGCCATACATTGTCCACCTGTAGCAAGTGTTTGTTGTGCAGCAGTAAAGGTCTCCTCAATGTTATCAATAAAAGCAGCCTCATCTATCAGCAGTAGTGATACCGCTTCAGAACGTGCAGCATCTGCATTCGAGGATTTAGCTGTGATTTTAGATCCGTTTTTTAACCTTAGTGATAATTTGTTTTTCTCAACTGCAGGTAGTTTTAACCATTTAGGTAGCTGATCATACATAAACATCGTCTTAGATA